TATGTACCACGCTCTTGCAGGGGAAGCTGAAGCCCGCCAAGTACAGGTTCGCATGGACATGTCACCAGCAGAGCGGGCAGCTAATCCGTTCTATGCTGATTTCGATGTGCCTGAAGCAGATCAGATCGTGCGTTACGGCGATGGCCCTAGCGCGAGCAGTCCCAAATCACCCGTGGACGAGACGCGCGCCAAAGCAGGTCGTCCAACATTGGAAGAATATACGCGGTCGCAACGCCCATCAAAAAAAATAAAATACGGAAGTATGGCTCAAGCGTTACGAAAGGAAATCAAAGCGAAGAGAGACGCTCGCCACGATCTGGCATCCTCGAACCGGGATAGATTAAGTCAATTTTCTGCCGACATACACCAACGTCTACAATGGCATAAGGACAGCAAACAAAAGGCTGCGGCGGCTGAAGAGACTGAGAACAGAATCGAATCGGCTGGTGGCCTTTGGAATGCGCGTTTCTCAAACGAAATTAGAGAAGCGTCTAACTATTCTTTAGGGGCACGGGGGTTAGGTAGGGAGGTTAGGGAAGCCATTTCTCGCGCTAATATGGAAGCAGTCCCGCGACAACTGAAAAAACTGGGCTGGTCAATGAGGCATTCGTCCGCCGGTCGTGGTGGCCGGAAATCAAGCCGTTACATTCTATCTCCAGATAAGAAATATGAGGTGCGTTTGAGCGATCATTATTTACCCGATACGCCACAACGCGCCGACACAATAGCTAGGGGCGGTCATGGCTGGACAGACGAAATTGTGCTTGACGGAGATGAAAATCCTCAAGAATTGATCGACGCAATACAGCGCGCCGCCAGATCAGATGGCGAGTGGGGCGCGAGCGAGGTCTTCGGTGGTTATGCAGATGAGTCAGTTGATGAGTTTGTCGGCAAGTTGTTAGAGGATTAAGCAATGCCAAGCACAAGCAAACGACAACGTAAATTCATGGCTGCTGCTGCCAATAGTCCCGGTTTCGCTAAAAAAGCGGGCATATCGCAGTCTGTCGCCAAGGGCTTTCACCGGGCGGACAAGAAGCAGAAAAAGAAAAACGCAGCAAAGCCGAGTATGATTGGCGCTCTGACATCGGAGCCGAAAGGTTATGCCTGATAACGACTACACGAACGACGGCACAATGGAAACGCCAGCCGATGCGGGCAAAGGCCCGCCGGGGGTTGTTAATCGCTGGGTGACAGAGCTTGATTTAGCGGACAAGCAAGAAGCAAATTGGCGCACTCGCGCTAAGGATGTTGAAGCGCGGTATCGCGACGAACAGGTCGACAATGCCCGTCCAGGGCGATACTCGAACGGTAAGCGATTCAATATTCTGTACAGCAACGTGCAGACGATATGCCCGACGCTGTACAACCAAAGCCCGACGCCGGACGTTCGTCGCCGGTATCGCGATGCCGATCCCGTGGGCAAAGAAGTGTGCGAAGTTTTAGAGCGCTGTCTGTCATTTACGATGGACGAGTGTGATTTTGATCGTTACATGCGCCTGGCGGTGAAAGATCAACAACTCTGCGGTCGCGGCGTGACTCGTGTCCGCTACAACCCTGCGTTCGCTGACGAAACCGACGAAATGAGCGGTGACAGTTACGAATCATTGCAAGGCGAGGAAGTCAAATTTGAGCATGTCGGTTGGCCGGATTTTCGGCACGGCCCCGGTAAAACGTGGGAAGAGGTGCAATGGATAGCATTTCGGCATCTGATGACACGCGACGAATTGAAATCAAAATTCGGCGACAAGATGGGCGAAGAAGTAACGCTCGACTATTCCCCGATGGGGATGGAAGACAAAGATGGTGCGCCGATAACCGACACCTTCAAACGGGCGACGATTTGGGAGATTTGGTGTAATCGGCAAAAGGAGGTGATCTTCATTTCCAAGACGCTGAAAGAGCGCCCGTTGAAAACGGAACCCGATCCGCTACAACTAAAAGACTTTTTCCCAACACCGCGCCCGCTTTATGCGATGGAAAGTACTGACAGTCTAGTGCCCGTCGAACCGTTTATCTTTTATCGCGATCAAGCCAACGAATTAGACAAAATCACGATTCGGATCTCAGACATCATCGATGCGTGCAAAGTCCGCGGTATTTACGACTCGACGATCACAGAAATGCAAAACATTATGGACGCTCGGGAAAATGAGATGATCCCAGCGCAAGATGTCCTGCCGCTGATGCAATCCGGGGGCCTTGAAAACGCGATATGGATGTGGCCGATTGAGAAAATCGCAGGCATTCTCGGTCAGCTTTATGTCCAGCGCGAGCAGATCAAGACAACCATCTACGAAATTACCGGCATCGCGGACATTATGCGCGGCAGCTCTGCGGCGATGGAAACATTGGGCGCACAACAGCTCAAGGTGCAGTTCGGCACCATGCGTCTCGATGATTCACGCCGAGACATACAGCGTTACGCCAGGGATTTAATTCGCATCGCGGCTGAAATCATCAGTGAGCAATTCACGCCCGAATCGTTGCAAATGATGACGGACATTCAATTGCCGTCGATGGAAGAAAGGCAGCAGTTGCAGATGATGTTGCAAAGTCAACAGATGGCGATGCAAGCGCCGCCGATGGGGCCACCGATGCCGCCCGGACAACCTGAACTACCGCCGCAACCTGCACCGCCCGCTCTGCCGCCACAGATTTCACCGGAAATGCTTGAAATGCTCGAAAAACCGACGTGGGACGAATGTATTCAACTGCTGCGTGATGATAAGCAGCGCAGTTTTCGCGTCGATATTGAGACGGATTCGACGATTTCGGGTGATTATGCGGCAGATCAGGAAGCGATCACGAAGTTGCTGCAAGGCGTTTCCGCATTTATTGCCGACGCAGGCCCAGCGGTCGAGGCTGGATATTTACCGATTGAAGCGGCCAAAGCCATGATCATGACGGCGGTGCGTCGATTCAGACTCGGCCGCGAGGTCGAGGATGCGCTCGATATGATCGGCGAGAACGATCCAGCAGCGAATGCAGAGCAGCAGGAAGGCGCAGGTGTTGAGCAAGCGTTGCAGATGAAATTGCAGATCGAACAGCAGGAAGCCAAGATCAAGGCACAAGAAGTGCAACAGAAGATGCAAATCGAACAAGCGAAGATGTCGCTTGAATCGCAAAGTAAGCAAGCTGAGCTGTCAATGGAAGAAAGAGATTTAGGCTTGCGGGAGCGTGAATTAGCGTTGAAGGAATTTGAGGCGCAAAAGCCAGAGCCAAATCCAGAAAGCAAAATTCAGGCTGATGTGATGTTAGCGCGTGAAAAAATGCAGTTCGAGGCGATGGAAGCCGACAAACAGCGGCAAGTAGAGCTGGCTAAGACGATTATGGCGGAATTTGGTGGCGAAGAAACATTGACAGATCCGGCGCAGGCACTGAATCGAGCAGCGGAAATTATGGATCGCATTAAATCTGTGGTGTCCGCGACTAATTTGCCCCTGGCCGAGACAACAATGCTTGTTGCCGAGGAACCAGAGATCACCGAAACAACGATTGTTGTTGATGACCAGATCTTGCAATAATGCGACTATGAGCGCTTACAAAGACAATTACGACAAAATTACATGGGATCGTTCCGGGTATTCGACAGCGACACATGCGCGGAAAAAGCGAGTCGATGGGCCGTATGTGCAGGGCGATTATGCGCCGTATGAATGCCCAATAACGGGGAATATTATTGACGGGAAGCGCGAACACGCGCAGAATTTAGAGAAACATGGGTGTCGAGTTCACGAAAAAGGTGAATTTGAGGATGTTAAAAAGTACGGACGGCAACGGCATGAGGAAGCGATAGATCGAGCGATTGACAAAGCAGCGGAAGCTGCGGCCCATGAAATTGATTGGTAAAAAGACAGGTGAAAATATGGCAGACGACGCAATAATTGGTGCAGAGCCGGTAGAGGCATCTATCGGTGATTTTATTGGCGAGCAATTCGACGTCGCCGAAGCATCCGATATTGAGTCATCACCTGCCGAAGAAATTCGGGATCGTGCGGAGGAATCCGCGCCCCAGGATGAAGCCGTCGAAGTATCGGCGGAAGCCCGACAAGAGGAAGCTGAACCCGCTAACGCGGCCATCACAGCGCCTCAATCAATGTCGGCAGAAGATCGTGAGGCATTCTATACTTTGCCGCCTGAGAGCCAGCAATGGATATCAGATCGCGTCAAAGAGCAAGAAGCCGATTACACGCGTAAGACAATGGAAGTTGCAGAACAGAGGAAATTTTACGAGAAAATAGAGCAGGCCATCGCGCCCCGGCGTCAACAATTTGCGATGAACGGCATGGACGATAGCACAGCGCTTACGCAGCTATTTGCCCTGTCCGATTATGCTGAACGAGATCCGGTAAGTTTCACGCGCTATCTGCTCCACAACCGTGGCATTCCACTATCTGCCCTAACAGATAACGCCGGGGTAGAACCTGGCGACCCTCAAATTGTTGATTTGCAGCAGCGTTTAGCCGCTCAGGAAAATCATCTTGCACAACAGAATCAGCAACAATTAGCACAACAGGGCCAAGTAGTTTCAGGCGTTATAGACGATTTTGCTTCAAAGCATCCGTTCTACAGCGAACTAGAATCCGACATGGTTCCGATTGTGGTTACATTGAAAGAAAGTAAACCCGGACTGTCGCACGATCAATATCTTGACATGGCGTACAAAATGGCCGCAGCGGCCAACGAAAGTGTGTCAAGCAAGATGGAAATTGATCGCCAAGCACAGGCGAACGCTGAACGAGTCGCCAAGGCAAAAGAAAATGCCGCAAACGCTCGACGCGCCGGGGGCACTAACATTCAATCGACTGGCACATTGCCGCCGACTGTCGCTCATTCAAAAAATGTGGATGATTTTATCGGAGCGCTCGTAGACGAACGCATCTCAGCTTAGATAAAGGTGGAATAAACCATGCCAGCTAATAGTAGCTTCACAGAAATCTCGGCGATTACATATCGTCATTTTAAGGATCGGTTTGTCACAGATAACGTCTCAAACCACACTGCCTTGCACCAGCGACTGACGGAAAAGGATCGGGTTGATCTCATTTCCGGCGGCTGGGAAATTCAGATCCCGTTGGATTATGCGGAAAACGGCACTTACCAGCGCTACAGCGGCTACGACACGCTGGACATCGCGCAGTCGGAAGTCTTCACCGCTGTGAATTTCTCATGGAAACAGCTTGCGATTAACGTCGTCGCCAGTGGACTCGAAGTTCGTCAGAATGCCGGTAAGGACGGCGTGATCAAGCTCGTTAAAAACAAGCTGAAAAACGCCATGAAGACTGCCGGTAATAATTTCTCCAGCGACATGTATTCGGATGGCACCGCTGCAAATCAGATCAACGGTTTGCAAGCGTTAGTCTCTGACGCCGGAACGGGAACGGTTGGCGGTATCAATTCCTCCACGTACACGTTTTGGAAGTCCGGGGTGCAGTCGGCTGCTTCGCCGATTCAAGGCGGTGGTGCGATCACGCCATCTGCAACAACCATCGAGAGCTTGATGCTCCCGCTGTGGTTGCAGTTGACGCGAAACAATGATCAGCCTGATTTGATTGTTGCCGACGACACGTATTTCACGTTCTTCGATGGCTCGCAGGCGTCGTTAAAGCGCTACACCAACAGCAGTGACCTCAAGGCGGGCACGACGAGCTTAAAGTACAAAGGTGCGGACGTGGTGTATGACTCGTTGGCCGGGGGTATGCCTGACGCGCATATGTATTTCTTGAACACTGACTATATCGGCATTTGCGCTCATCGTGACGCAAATTGGACGGAAGTCCCCGAGAAATCATCGGTGAATCAAGACGCCGAAGTACTGCCGATTATTTGGCAGGGCAACATGACTGTGAGCAATCGTTCGCTTCAGGGCGTCGTAGTAGCGTAACCGGCAATCAGATCAGGAGAAAATCATGTCTGACTATCAAATCGTTAATCCAATTGTCGGTATGCAAAACATTGCCGACACTTCGACAACTCAGAACCAGCCGCTCGGGACTATCGTTCAAGCGAACGATGTCGCCTCAACCGCCTATGGCTCTGGGATGTTTATTTATCTTGCGGGC